AGTAATACCATAGTATTATTTTATAAAAATTTTGTAATTACCATGTCTAACGTTAGACAACGACCCATAAAAAAAGCCCCACGTCTAAGGTGGGGCAAAGAACATTTCGTTCACAAAGGAGAAGTAAACGCAATCAAGTTTGGCAACTGCTTGCATCAGACTTCAAATATAGTGTACATTAACGCTATCGAGGTTGCAAGGGCCTACGCATGTTAGATCATTTGATAGATTTTGAACCAGACGTGGAAACAACACCACAGGGATTCGTGCCCCTGGAAAAAGCTACGCCTACAGCCGCACTGGACGCCAAGATTAAAACAGTAGACTGGCTCAAAGAGCTGGGCGCTGTAGACACAGATACCATAACAAGTGAGTTAGAAACACAAGCTGCGAGAACATCTTTTGCCAATATTGTTTCTGCCTCTCCTTCCGAAATCACACACCAGTCTCTAGCACAAGTCAAAACACCAGCCGCTGTCCAGCATCTTGTGGGAATGCTGACAGCCTATGACTGGGAATTTGTACAGCAGGCTAAAGAACTTAGAGGCTATGCCGTAGCTAAAATTCTTGAAGAAGTTGAAAACCCCAGCGCCAATATCCGTCTCAAAGCTTTGGCTTTGTTGGGCAAAGTAACTGAAATTGGGTTGTTCACTGAAAAGATTGAAGTCAAGAAAGCCGAATTGAGTGACGATGAGCTAGACCAGCGCATCAAAGACAAGCTCAATAAGTTCATGGACGTGGTGGATGTACTGTCAAACAATGACGATATAACTGATTTGGAAACCAATGGATCTATCCAAGCTCACGAGTCTGACGCCGCTTGAGGCCAAGCTCATCCAACAAAATCTGCCTAGGATGTCCAAGGCGGAGAAGCTAGAGCTCTTTGAAGATTTAGACAGAAAAGAAAAGCGCGCCAGTCTACTGGCCGCACAAACCAACATCCTTGGGTTTGCCAAGGCGGTGTATCCAGGATTCAAGACAGGCCCCCACCACAGGAAGCTGGCCAAAATATTTGAAGAGGTGATCGCAGGCAACAAGAAGCGTGTGATCATTAATATTGCACCGCGTCATGGCAAGTCTGAGTTCTCGTCCTATTTATTCCCTGCCTACTTCTTAGGCAAGTTTCCTGACAAGAAGATCATCATGGGCACGCACACTGCGGGTCTGTCGGAAGACTTTGGACGACGTGTACGAAATTTAATTGAATCAGAGGAATACCATGAAATTTTCCCTAGCACACAAGTGGCGGAGGATCAGAAGGCGGCTGGTAAATGGTCTACATCGCTGGGAGGTCAGTATTATGCAGCCGGTGTCGGCGGCGCTCTTGCTGGCCGCGGAGCTGATCTTTTTGTTATTGATGATCCTCATAGCGAACAAGATGTAAAGACCAACAGCCGATTGGCATTTGATACGGCATGGTCTTGGTTTCAAACGGGCCCCTTGCAACGTCTGATGCCAGGTGGGGCGATCATTGTGATCATGACGCGCTGGTCTCTCCTAGACTTGACGGGCAAACTCATTGATTATCAAGTACGCAATCCTGAAGCCATGCCTTGGGAGATTGTGGAACTGCCTCCCATATTAAATGAAGGCACAGAAGATGAGAAATCCCTATGGCCAGAGCAGTGGCCGCTTGACTCCCTCAAAAAGATCAAAGCCTCTCTTGACCCACGGTACTGGAACGCCCAGTACATGCAACAACCCACCTCGGACACCAGCGCGATTATTTCTCGCAAACACTGGCGCATCTGGGACAGAGACGATCCGCCCACCTGCGACTATGTGATCCAGTCTTGGGATACGGCCTTTGAGACTAAAAATAATTCCGACTACTCTGCATGTACAACATGGGGTGTGTTCTACAATGAAGAGGAAAACGACAAGGCGCAGATCATCTTGTTGGACGCTTTCAAAGACCGCATGGCATTTCCAGAACTCAAAGCCATAGCACTTAAACACTATAAAGAATGGCAACCCGATGCGTTCATTGTGGAAAAAAAGGCTGCAGGAGCTCCACTCATCCAGGAATTCAGAGCAATGGGAATACCTGTCCAAGAGACCAATCCGAGCCGCGGCAATGATAAGATGGTCAGGCTTAACGCTGTGTCTGATCTCTTTGCCAGTGGCATGGTCTGGGCGCCAGACACAAGATGGGCGCGAGAAGTAATTGAAGAGGTGGCGGCTTTCCCCGTTGGCGAGAATGATGACTATGTGGATACTACGTCACAAGCCTTGATGCGCTATAGGCAAGGCGGGTTTATTTCGCTAGACTCGGATGAGCGAGACGAGCCGATGTATCGTCGCCGTCGCACAGCAGCTTATTATTAAGGATCATCATGGCAACAAGCAGTTTTGACAAATCGTTATATCAAGCACCAGCAGGGCTCGATGCCTTGGGCGCTGGTGAAGAACCCTTGGAGATAGAGATCGTAGACCCAGAAGAAGTGCATATTAAGTCTGGGGACATGGAGATTGACATGGAGCCCAAGGACTCCACCCAAGGCGAAGAAGAGTTTGACGATAACTTGGCCGAGTACCTCAACGCTTCAAAACTGCAGACGGTTGCAGGCGACCTTGAGTATGACATTGACCAAGACAGGGCATCACGCAAAGACTGGGAGAAAGCCTACACAGAAGGCTTAAAACTTTTGGGTCTGCACATGGAAGAGCGCACCGAGCCTTGGGACGGTGCTTGTGGAGTATTCCACCCCATGATCACAGAAGCGGTTGTACGCTTCCAAGCCGAGATGATCACCGAGACATTCCCAGCCCAAGGGCCCGTGCTCAGTAAGATCATCGGTAAAGAAACCCCTGAAACACGCGAGATTGCCACCAACGTCCAAGACGACATGAACCATGAGTTGACGGATGTGATGCAAGAGTACAGGCCCGAGCATGAGCGCATGTTATGGTCACTCCCAGCCACAGGGTCAGCGTTCAAGAAAGTCTATTACGATCCCAACTTGGGTCGTCAAGTCTCAATGTTCGTGCCAGCCGAGGATATCATCCTGCCCTATGGGGCTACGGACATGGACACATGCCACCGCATTACCCATGTGATGCGCAAGACTAAGAACGATATTTTAAAACTGCAAGCCGCTGGGTTTTATTTAGATGTTGAGTTGCCTGATCCCCCACGCCACAGAGACGACATCAAGCAAGCCAAAGATCACGAGACGGGGTTCAGTGACCTGAACGATGACCGTTATACCTTATATGAGTGCCACGTTGACTTGGACTTGGATGGCTTCCAAGACGTTGATGAAGACGGAACCGAGACAGGCATTGCGCATCCTTATGTTGTGACTCTGATCCGAGGCACAAACACCATTCTCTCAATCAGACGCAATTGGAAGGAAGGCGATGCACTCAAACTCAAAAGGCAACATTTTGTACACTACCAGTACATTCCCGGTTTCGGCGCTTATGGTTTCGGACTCTTTCACCTTATCGGAGGATTTGCTAAATCTGCTACCAGTATTATGCGACAACTGGTCGATGCAGGTACCCTCTCAAATCTCCCCGGTGGACTCAAATCTCGTGGACTTCGCATTAAGGGCGATGATACGCCAATCGCGCCAGGAGAGTTCCGAGACGTAGACGTAGCCTCTGGCAACATCAGAGATTCGATCTTACCCTTACCTTACAAAGAACCCAGCAACGTCTTGTTCAATTTGCTTGGACAAATCGTTGATGAAGGACGAAGGTTTGCCGCAACAGCCGACATGCAAGTGTCGGACATGAACTCGCAAGCCCCAGTCGGCACCACTTTAGCTCTCCTTGAAAGGCAACTCAAAGTACTTACCGCCGTACAAGCGCGGGTTCATTTTGCACTCAAGCAAGAGCTAAAACTTTTGAAAGACTTGATCCGTGACTATACGGAGCCAGACTACAAGTACGATCCAGAGTACGGCGGCCGCAAGTCTAAGAAAGAAGACTATGACAAGGTGGACATCATCCCCGTGTCAGATCCCAATGCCGCAACACTATCGCAACGCGTAGTACAGTACCAAGCGGTGATGCAGATGGCGCAGATGGCGCCTCAAATCTATGACTTGCCGCAGTTGCACAGGTCAATGCTCGATGTCTTAGGGATTAAGAACGCTGAGAAGCTGGTGCCCCTGCCCGATGACCAAAAGCCTGTCGATCCAGTGTCTGAGAACCAAGCCGTGCTTAAGGGTAAACCCTTAAAAGCATTTGAGTACCAAGATCACCAAGCACACATGGCTGTCCACAACTCCATGATCAATGATCCCATGATCATGGCCATGATCGGTCAGAACCCACAGATGCAAGCCATCATGGGCGCATTACAGGCACATATTGCAGAGCACGTTGGGTTTATGTACAGAAACCTTGTGTCTCAACAGTTGGGTATGGCTCTGCCTCCAGAGGATGAGAAATTGCCACCCGAAGCAGAAAAAGCCTTGTCTACCATCATGGCACAAGCCGCCAATCAAGTCATGCAACAAGGTCAAGCAGCCGCGGCACAACAGCAAGCCGCACAACAAGCGCAAGACCCCCTTGTCCAAATGCAACAAGCTCAGTTGCAGTTGCAACAGCAAGAGGTGCAGATCAAAGCACAGAAAGCCCAGACAGAAGCACAGATTGCCCAAGGCAAGCTACAACTCGATACCTACAAAGCAGGTATTGACATGGCCAAGCACAAAGCTCAGATTGAGACGCAAGAAAAGCAAGCCAGTCTTAACACGCTTGTGGATATTGCTAAACACAAACAGCAAACTACTTCTGCGGAAAGACAGACGGCGGCGCAGTTGGACTTGCAAAAGCGTCAAGCAGCATTGCAACATATCCAGCAATTCAAACGGGATGAGAAACCGCCAAAGGAACCTAAAGCATGATAGACCAATTCGCACGCGTATTGCGCGACAAATTACGCACTGACATGAACAACTACGCCGATGACATGGCTGGAGGTTCGTGTCGCTCTTTCGAAGAATACCAAAAACTCTGCGGGATCATTTCGGGTCTGGCCCTTGCAGAGCGTTATCTCCTTGACCTGCAAAAAGAAATGGAAGAAAGTGATGAGTGATTTGATTTTGCCTCCTGAGATTGAAACATTGTCAGCTCCTGCTGAGAATGCAACGGACGAAGAAAAAGCAACGGTTCTACCAGAGCCAAGCGGTTATCACATCCTCTGCGGTGTGCCTGATATCTCTGACAAGATTGACGGAACCGAACTGGACTTGGTGCGACCCTCGCATTATGCGGTGCAAGAACAACACGCGACCACTGTTTTGTTTGTGTTGAAGTTGGGCCCAGCAGCCTATACCGATCCAACCAAAACCCCAGGAGGCCCTTGGTGTAAACCCGGAGACTTCGTGCTGACTCGTACCTATTCTGGTACGCGATTAAAGATTTTTGGTAAAGAGTTTCGTATCATCAACGATGACCAAGTTGATGCTGTTGTGCAAGACCCTCGTGGAATTACCCGAGCTTAAGGAGTATTAAATGGCAAATGAACCATACAAGTTCCCTGATGAAATTGAAGGCGAAGGTGAACAAGTAGTCGATATCAAGGCTGAAGCGCCTGAGATAGAGATTGAAGTCATAGACGACACGCCTATCCAAGACCGTGGCCGTGTACCTTTGAATCGTGAAGTGGAAGATCCCACGGACGATGAGATTGAGAGTTATTCAGAAGGCGTTAAAAAGCGCATCAAGGAATTGACTCATGCACGCCATGACGAGCGTAGATCTAAAGAAGCCGTACTCCGAGAGAAACAAGAGCTTGAGCGTCTCGCACAGCATCTGATCGAAGAGAATAAAAGTCTTAAAAAGAGCGTTAACGTCGGCCAGGAAGCGTTCATCTCCTCTTCCAAGGAGAAAGCGGAGGCAGACCTTGCGATGGCTAGACGTCAGTATAAAGAGGCTCAAGAGGCGTTTGACACAGACGCTATCATTGCAGCGCAAGAAGCACTGACGGAAGCCAAATGGAATCTCGAAAAAGTAAAAAATTATCGAGTGACCCCTTTACAAGAACAAGAAATTCCTGTACAAACTCAACCTAGACAAACTCAAACTGTTCAACCAGACGAAAAATCCCTGCGCTGGCAGGCAAAAAACCAGTGGTTTGGTTCACAGGGGTTTGAGGAAGTTACCAGCTACGCACTAGGGCTGCATCAAAAACTAGTATCCGCAGGCACTGACCCGCGCTCTGACGACTATTACGAGCAGATTGATGCTCGCGTACGCTCAAAGTTCCCAGAAGTATTTGGTGAACCTGAGAAAAAACCTGTAGAAGCCAAACGGCCTTCAACTGTTGTAGCGCCTGCATCGCGTTCAACGACCGCAGGAAAAGTCAAACTTACAACGACTCAATTGGGTCTGGCTAAGAAATTCGGACTAACACCACAACAATACGCTGCGCAAGTGGCAAAACTGGAGGCTCAACAAAATGGCTGATAACAGAACACCCCGTGACTTAATTACACGCGAAAAATCTGCTCGTGCGGTATACAAACCCGCAAGTGCTTTACCCGATCCCACACCAGAACCTGGTGTTGAGTTTCGTTATGTCATGACACACATTTTAGGTAAAGCGGATCACACCAGAATGTCTCGTATGAGACGCGATGGTTGGGAACCAGTCAAAGCGGCTGATCATCCTGAGCTTATGATTGAAGGCAACGCGGAAGGCAACGTAGAAATTGGTGGGTTGATACTCTGTAAAAACTCTACCGAGAATGTACGGGCTTACACCGAGTACTATGCCAAGCAAGCACAAGATCAGATGGATTCAGTTGACAACAGCTTCATGAAAGAAAACGATCCAAGGATGCGTAAATTTGCAGAGAGAACCTCTACAGTTTCCCGCGGATTTGGTGCAGGTTCCAAGTAAACTTAATCAGGAGTCCTTAAATGGCTTATCCAATTATTCCCGCTCCATACGGGTTTAAAGCGGTCAGTGAGTTCGGCGGATTACCCTATTCTGGGTCAACTCGCATGTATCCCATTGCTACTGCTTATGGTACATCGTTGTTCAATGGTGACATTGTTCAACTCTCTGGCGGTACTATTGTTGCCACTACCATGTCTGCGGCCTCTAGCCCTGCTACTGCTGTAGCCGGTACTTTGGGTATCTTTGTTGGCGCTGAGTACACAAACTCTTCCAGCCAAATCGTTCGCGGTCAATACTGGCCTGCAAGCACATCATCTAACTATGCAGTTGGATATGTGATTGACGATCCCCGTACTGTGTTCAAAGCAGTGATGGTTGCTCAAGGTACTTCCTTGTCCAACACCGCTTCCACAGTTGGCTATGCTAACCCCACCTTCATTGGTTCTAACCTCTATGCCGTAACAGGTACAGCAGGTAACACCACGACTGGTGACTCAGCAATGGCCGTCTCTGGTGCTGTGATCAGCTCTGGTACATCTGGTAATACTCGTATTGCTACATTGCTACCTTTCCGCTGTGTTAGCGTGGTGCAAGATACTGCTGTTACCGTTTCTGCCGTTGGTGGAAATGCCAGCACATCTGGTACTACTATTACATTGACAGCATCAAACTCTGCAATCCAGCCCGGAATGCAATTGATTGCCCAAGGCGTAAGTGGCGTTGCTCAAGGTAACTACATTTCTGTAACCAACGTTAGCGGCACAACCGTTACTTTGGCTTCCAGTATTTCTGTTCCCACAGGCACGAACTTATCTTTCGTTGGTTTCCCTGAAGTTTTGGTCGTATGGAATGCAACATTCCAAGGTATGACTAACACTGCTGGTGTTTAATTAAGGAGCACTTAAATGGCTATTTCACGCGCACAACTGCTTAAAGAGTTGCTCCCTGGTTTGAACGCATTGTTCGGTCTAGAGTACGCCCGTTACGGCGAAGAGCACAAAGAGATCTACGAAACTGAGAAATCAGAGCGTAGCTTTGAAGAGGAAACAAAACTGTCAGGCTTCTCAGCTGCACCAGTCAAGGCCGAGGGTACAGCTCTCAGCTATGACAATGCGCAAGAGGCTTTCACAGCACGTTACAACCACGAGACCATTGCTTTGGGTTTTTCAATCACTGAAGAGGCGATTGAGGATAATTTGTACGACAGCTTGTCTGCTCGCTACACCAAAGGCTTGGCCCGTGCGATGGCTTACACCAAACAGGTGAAAGCTGCCAACGTGTTGAACAACGCCTACAACGCTGCCTATCCTGGTGGTGATGGCGTGTCTTTGTTGAACTCTGCTCACCCCTTGGTGAACGGTGGCACAAACGCCAACACTCCTTCCACAGCCGCTGACTTGAACGAGACTTCTCTTGAGAATGCCGTTATTCAAATCGCAGCTTGGACAGACGAGCGTGGTCTTTTGATCGCCGCACGCCCCAAGAAGTTGATTGTCCCACCAGCACTAATGTTCGTTGCAACTCGTTTGCTCGAAACAGAATTGCGCGTTGGTACAAACAACAATGACATTAACGCTCTCAAGAACAACGGTTCTATCCCTGAAGGTTATACCGTTAACCACTTCTTGACTGCGCCTAATGCATGGTTCTTGACCACAGACGTTCCAAATGGCTTGAAGCATTTTGAGCGTACACCATTGCAAAATTCAATGGACGGGGACTTCGACACCGGCAACGTGAGATACAAGTCTCGTGAACGTTACAGCTTTGGCTGGTCAGATCCATTAGGAATCTACGGTTCATATTGATTAAATTAAACATTTAATTAATTAAAGGGGCTTCACAAGAGCCCCTTTTTCTTGTGCTATAATTACCTGTGTCGTAATTAAGGAGTACACATGGAATACCCAACCACAAGAGAAGAAGCAAAGAAAACCGGCAGTAAGTATTATTTCACTGGACAACCTTGCAAACACGGCCATATAGCCCTGCGCAAAACCAAGGGGGCATGTGTTGATTGTCTTAAGATAGAGTGGGCAAAAGGCAATGAAACCAGAGCAGAATACTTTAAACAATATAACCAATCCGAGGCGTCTCAAAAGGCTAAAAAAGAATATTATGAGCGCAATAAAGAACAAGTAATTGCAAGGGCGGCAGCTCGACCTGTTGAACAACGGCGTTTGCATAGAGAAAAATACAAAGCGCAAAACCCAGAATTGTACAAAGCGTTTACCAGTGTGCGTAGAAGAAGGCATAAAAATGCAACACCCCCATGGATTACTAAAGAACAAAAAGTGGCTATGCGCGAATTGTATTTAAGTGCAGCCGAACTCACTAAGCTGACGGGCGAAAGATATGTGGTAGATCACATCATTCCTCTTATTTCGCCCGAGGTGTGCGGCCTGCATGTGCCCTGGAATCTGCGTGTTATTACTCAAGAAGAGAATTTAAAAAAGTCTAACAAACTTCTTGACACACCCAAGGAATAGTGTATATTGAGGGCTGTCTGGGATTTTTTCTCTTGTTGCCAGCCCGCCCAGGGGTCACGATGCAACGATTAACAAGAGACTTTTGCATAAGGAATTATCATGGCACGCAGTACATTTGACGGCCCAATTATTTCGGGCGACCAACGTTTTGGCCCCCTTCGCGATATTGGATATACAGTTTTAGAGCAAGACTGCTATATTGATTTGTCAAACACAACTCTTGGTACTGCTGGCTACAGCGGTGGTTCAGGACAGTTTGTTTCTTCCAATACCATCCCCAATTTGAACGGTGTTGTCTACACACCTAGCTCTACGTTTGTCGCTACTGGCCCAACCGTACAGACTCTACCTGCCGATACTTCTACTCAGGTGTATCGTGGTGTGGTAATGTATGTGCCCATTA